ACCAAATTCCACCTCTTGTCATAATACAATCCTTTCTTTAAATAGTTGTAAAAATATTTCTTTTCCACAATCAACTGGAGAGTCTTTATATCCAGTAATCATATTTTTATCAAAAATAAAAGAAATTGTTACATAATTCTTATATTTATTTCTTAATCTTATCAAATTACTTTTTAAATGCTGAAACTCTTTATCTCCAATCTCTTGAAACTGCCTATCAAAAGCAACTATAATTTCAGTTGCGCCAGCCCCAATTAATAATTCAATTTGATAAGAAGAAACACTTGAACCGCAACATGCTACTGATATATCATTTTCTAAACCAAAATAACTTTTATATAAAAGTGTACTTTTTTCTCCTTCAAAAATAATAGCTTTTTTAATCTGACTGATTTGATTTTTACTAAAATTAAAATTATACAGATTCATCCCAAGAGGATGATTATACATGATTCGATTAACTTTTAAAGGACGATATTTACCAAAAATATCAGCTTCTTCCTTACAAAGAGTTCGACCGCGCAATCCTACAAATCTTCCATCTTTATCAAAATGAGGAATTGTTATTTGATCACCTCCTGGATAAAAACCAATTAAAGCTTGGTTAATGGCTTCCTGAGAAATTCCTTCTTTTAACCAAGGCTCGATTTTTAAAGAATAATTAAATCTATCTAAGATTTCACTGTTATATTCTTTTAAAATAACATTATCTTTCTTTTTTAAATCAATATCTTGGATTCTTTTATAATTATCTAAATAACTCCAATCCGCAAGTCCATTGTCATTCATTGAATCAATGACTTCGCCCATGATTCCGAATTTACCGGCAATCCATCTAACTGCATCATTTAAATCAAATTCAACTTCATGCTGAATCTTTGCTATTTTCCTAGTTAATTCAAATATATCAAAATAACTATCACAACCAGTATAACATCGAAATAATCCGCTATTTTCATAATAATATAATTTTCGACTTCCCTCTCCTGGTTGATTATGACAAATTGTAGATGAGAGGATCCCGAATGATGTATATTCAGGATCCCCTCCCCACTCTTGCAATAAATCAAAAATATTCTCAATAACTAAGCTATCTCGAATTTCTGCTTTATCATAATTTATCATTTATCCATCCTATCTTTCTTAATAAGATTTATCCGATGATAACTTTAACGCATTTCTCTTTTAGACCAAATTGGTCATTTACAATCCAACAGAGATAAGCCTGCGCATCCATTTTTTCTTCAGCGCCTTTTCTTCCTTTAAGATAATCCCTTGCTATTGCTTTAGGCATCTTATATTCACAAGCGCCAACCTTTTCACAAGTGTCTACTGGAGTAACTACCTGTTTGAAACCTACACCTTTAGTTTTCTTATTTACTTTGTTTGTTTTCTTTTTAGTTGTTTTCTCTGCCATAATAATTATCTCCTCTTAATCTTTTTATTTAAAATTATTTAAGAAATCTAGAATGCAGATTCCTCTTCAACAATAATTTTCACATTATCTATGCTTACCATTTCATAAGCATATGTTGTACAAAACATTGGAATTATTCTGCAACAGCCTAAATCAGCTTTGCACCATAAAATAACTCCTTTATATCTTCCTCGTCTATTCTTATAAATAGACATTTTAATTGTTGGTCTTTCAAATAAGTTTGTTGATAATATCGGATCAAGCGCTTCAAGATCTTCATCTTTAACATTTAAAAGAATTGAACCATAATCGACTTTATCTGCGATAGCTTTTGCGCCTCGGAGCAAATTCTGATCTGGCGTCTTAGCATCTTGATAATCGCCATTTAACTGCGTTGCTGACATAATAAAAATGCCATATTTATTACATAAATCTTTCAATCGAGTTGATAACATAAACAAAATATTATCTTCTCTTAATTTGATTCCACCACTTCTTCTTGTGATTTCTTCAAGAATCTTCAAACTAGTATGAATGTAATCGTGAAAAACATATTTAACATCATGGTCGCGCAAATTCTTTTTAATTTTATCTTCAACGTCTTTTAAAGAAAAATCTGGAAGTTCTTCAATATATAAAGGACTTTCACTTAAAATTTGTGCGGCTTTCATTACGCGATCTTCTTCATCGCCTTCATATTCTCCATTAAGAATATGTTCTTCATTAACTGATGACAAAAATGCCAACATCATTGTTTGAATTTCTTCAAGTTCCTGCTCAGTTGTAATAAATAAAACTGGTTCGCAAGTTCCATTTTTAATCCAACCAAAATTATCATCATAAATCTGATTACATGCAATATAACATGCATCCGCGATCATTGATCTAGTCTTACCAACTCCGGTAGCCGCAGATCTAAGATAAAACTTTTTTAATCTTGCGCCACGAGTAACTGTATTAATAAGAGGACCATACAATGGAACTCCTACTTCTGGATGCTCCTTGAATTTTGCAATTAAATCAAAAATTCCTTCTCCTGCTTGCGCGGCTTCTCCATCAACATCATCTACATATTTTAATCTAATTTCAGCAATTTTATTATCAACTTTGTCAGCTATTTCTTCCAATGTAGAATTATCTAATTGATCCTCTTGGAGTTGCTTCTTTTTTACATCCAAAATATTATCTGGATCGTATATATCAGAAACATCAACACCAAAATTATCATATGCTCTTAACAGAGTCATTTTCTTTAAACGATTATAATAATAATCAAATGTTGCTTGAGTCGCTGAATCAGCTACTTTTAATAGCCATTCTTCTCCTTTTTGAGTCTGATATAAAGCTAAACTCTTTGGTCTTGTTGACAAAAAATCTGAAATTGTTTCAAGATGGATTTCATTTGCGCCCAATTCATGAATCTTATAAATTGCCCCAAAAACCAATCTATGAAATTCATCTGGAAAATCTTCATCCACTATTGTGTATTTATCTGTAAAATCTAAAAGTTGAGGTCGATTAAAAACACAACCAATAACCTGCATAATTGATGTAGAATCTACATACTTTGATGCCATTAAACTTCTTCCTCCTCATCTAAAAAAGAAAATAACTTTCTTTTTTTTACATTCTTTTGCGGTGAGGGAATAGAAATTACTTTTTCGTGAGGTACATAATCCTCTATTTTTATCTTATCATTCTTTTGTTGAGCTTCCCAAATAGAATAATAATAATTGAAAGCATCCTTATAAACATAAGGAACAATACCTATACCGCCATTTGATTTTTCAATAGAATTACCTTTTACTTCGTGGAAATAAATTAAAGCTTTTTTAATACCTGAGTATGAATAATGATAAGTTTCAATAAAAGTATTAATTTGTTTTCTTATTCTAGGATTTATATAATCTTCTTTAAATAGCTGCATTATATAATTCTCTAATTCAAGTTTATCAGCTTCTTCTTTCTTTAATCTTTCTCCTTCAGTTTCAGCACATTCTTTATGTGCATATCGCATATTTGATACTTTTATCGTTGGATATTTATCCCTATCAAATCTTTTTTTACAATATACACAGGTAACGATATGAGCCATTTAAGCACTCCTTTCTTTACCCTATATAAATATTATACCATATTTTTTAATAAAAATCAAAAGAAGCGGAATTTCTTCCGCTTCTAATCTATATGAACCTTAGGCTTTCGGATACATCTTTTCTCGACCTTCTGAATGACGATACTTGCACAGCGGTTCTCCTACTCACAACCATTGTTACTTCTAAGGTTTTAATCAAAGTTTCTTAAGATCAAAGAGAATCATATCAAGCTGCGCAGCCTGCTCAGCAGTACAATCTCCAACTTTCTTACCTTTTCCCAGATATGTTTCTACAATCTGAGTGATCTTTGTGGAATTAGACTGATTGGCAGCCATAAGCTTACCAACAAGCGTCTGAAATTCTTCCATCATTGCCGGAAAATCATATTCTGGAGCTTCTGAATGAATTGCTTCATCCCTAGAGTCTGTAATAAACTGCGCTCCATGATGTTTCTCCTCTTCATCAATCGCATCACTAATTGCTTTTACAAGATTTTCATATGTAAAATCAATTACTGGCGGAGTATATTTAAAACGAGATCCTGCAACAAATCTTGGAGTTCCTCTCATAAAAAGCTTTGTAGTAGAATTACCATTTTCATCTTCTACTAAATGAGAATAACCAATAATATCGCAAGTTCTTTCGCAAATTGTTCTTGCCTTATTATCAAGAGTTGGAACAATCTGATTATACTCAACACCTTTTTCATCTTTAAAAGTCTTGTCCTGAGAATGACTAATAAGAACTAGACCATAATCCATCTGAAGGATTTTACGAATACACTCATCAAACTCATTTTGAGTTAATTTATATCCTTTTCCATAAGGAATATCTGCAATATTCTCATATGAATCTTTTGCAGTAGATTCTCTACTACAAATATATTTTTCACAATATCCATAAGCAATATCAGCAGTATCAATTACAACTGTCTGAAAGATCTCTTTTACTGCTGGATCTTTTAATTCAGAAAGAGCTTTTTTAAAATCTCCCCAGTTATTCATCGGTTTTGCCATAATACCAGGAATTGCGCTATATCCTTTTTCAAATGCAAGTACAAGTGCGCCAGGGAATTTACTTGCAATAGTGGTTTTTCCAGATTTTGGTGTTCCATAGAACAAAACTGAATATCCACGTAAATCTCGACTGACCTGATGTGGCTTAATATCTAGTAATGAATTTCCCATATTAAATAATCTCCTTTTAAAATCTTTACTTTTATCTTTTTTTAATTAAATGTTTTTATTAGTCAGTCAATCTCCCCAATTAAGGGGAGAATGAATAATTAGAAATTAAAAGCACCCTGTGCCGGAGCTGCCTGCGCAGTTGCCTGACCTTTAGAAGCTTTATAATCTTCCTGACGCTGCTTTAATGCCGCAAGCATTGTTTCTCTATTCGCCATAGCTTCTGTCAATTCAGCAGCTGTAATTGTATCAGCTTCATCCCACAGATATGGCTCTTTTGCTGCACCAGTAATTACAAAATCTTTTCTAGTAGATTTAATCTCTCGAACAACATCATCTCCGAATGCGGATTCTTCAGTAACTTTTCTCGTTATAGTCTCAGAAACCTGACGACCCCAAACTTTAGTAAATACTGGCTCTTTAGAAGAAGCGCCAAGACCCTCAAAATAATTCATTGCGTTAGGATTTACAGCACTGAATTCTATTGGAAGAAGAGATTTTCTAAAATCAAAAATTGCACCTTTAACAATACATTTTTCTGGAATATTTCTTTCTTCATCTGCATCAAGTCTAACTACATTAGTAATTAACATATCAACATCAAATGTATTACGATTCTTTTCATCCTGATCAAGCTCTGTACAAGTATGAATAAATCCGCCCTCATTTCTCTTTGCACTTACAAGCTCTTCTTTGCCATTACGATCAGAATAAAACTCATTAAGTCCAAGAGCAGAATCAATGCGAAGTTTAACTGCTTTATCAGCACCATGCTCCATTACAGAACAAAGTTTTCCATCAATAATATCTTTCAGAGTAGAAAAGGTTGCATTTGGATTGCCCTTTGAAGTTGTTGCAGTTACATAAGAATAATGAACTGGAACAATATTTGTAATTTTATCATCGGTTGCAACACTTACAGTTCCCATAATAAATTCTGTTCCCGGATTTTTAGAATTCGGTCCAGAAACTCTTAATTCAAGTGCATGCTCATAAAGTAAGCCTTCGATGTGTGTTTTATTAATCATATTTTTCATAATTACATATTCTCCTTTAAAGTTTTAATAAATATTTTATTTTTATTATACAATTTCTACTGACTTTCCTAATTCTGTTAATGTGTAAATAACTGGATCTTGACCTACTTTTTCAACATATCCATCAGTTACAAGCTTTCTGATTGCCCCAGATACTGCTCGAGAAGAGATAAATAATCCCTCTCCAATATCCTTTGCTTTCTGCATTGGAACTTCAGAGACTGTATCCTGCATATATTTTAAAATAAGTTTACCATTGTCAGTAAACATTGGTTTTTCTACTTCCTCTTGACCTTTAAACGCTTCCCAATAATTCCAAACATTATCAGGTATATCTACCCTTTCAATATCTTTAAAAAGATATTCCTCTACATAATCAATAAATTCCTGCTTTTTACTCATTTATTTTACTCGCTTTCTATTAATTTGTTTTTCTTTAATTTATATGTATATTATATCAATTTTAGTTTTAAAAATCAAATTAAGAATCTTTTGAGTCTTCTTGTTCATCAATAAAAATAAAATCAGCTGAGTATGGAAGCTGTCTCGCAAATTTAATAAAACTGGGGGTCAAAAATTCTTCTCCATCACCAGACCACTCAGTTAATTTATGGAAGCGTCTTTGACTTTTAGAACATATAGCAAAAAGATTTTCATAATTCATTGTAACAGTTCTTGTCTGCAACCATGATTCTGGTAGCCATCGAATAAGTTCTTTCCAATAGCGTTTATCTTTTGTTTCAAGATATTTTTTTCTTAGCCATTCACAAAAATCAATAATTTGTTCTATTGGAGTATTTATTGTTTCTTTTTCAAAATCACCTACTCCCCAGCAATCATAGGTTGTTGTTGTTTTATAAACAAGATCTGACTGATAATCATCAGTTTCAAAACAATCTATAGTAATTGGCTTACTAGTGATTTTATGCATAGTAGAAGTCGAATTAGCTACAGTTCCTACTTTATAAGTATCAAACTCTTTCCACCAATAGAGAGGAGCTGTAATATCAACTGTTACAAAAATCTGACGTAAAAACTTTCTATGTTCTGGACCAGATTTAATAAGAGTGCGCGCAAGACGCATATCATCTGGACCAATAAAAGCTACATCAGCAATCATATTTTCGTCGTCTTTCTGAAGAACACCATTTTTAATTAACCATTGATCAATTTCATCAAAAGATTTTTCTGCCTCTTCTCCATAGACTTCTGGATATTTTTCTTTATCCCATTTTTCAGCTATGTCATAATCATGCTCATCATGTTCAAAATTAACAAGTCCAAAAAAACTGTCACTATTTGCCCAAGAATTTTTTGGATTGCGCATACCTCTTAATGCGTATTGAAAATTATATACCCTTATATTTTCAAATTTCATCTTTTCTCGCTAGATAAATTACTATCTTCTAGCTTCCCCTTTTCAAATATTCTTTCTATCCGATCTTTAGGATAATCACTTTCATTTTTTTCAATTAAATTAAATAAATGATCGATTGCTACATATGCTTCAACTTTACTTTTGCATTTATGCAATATTTGACCATTCATACCAATTTCTATTTCTATCATTTTATACTATACCCAAATTCTTTTGCTTTAAAATATTCTTGCCAATAATCTTCTCTCTTATCTAACTGATCTCTACTACATTCTTCAATAACTTCAAAAGAAAAGTTTTCAACTCCAAAAGCAAGCATAGCTGGATATAATTTATTGCGGGTTGGCGCTTCTGCTCCTAAACCGCGTTTAATGTGTTGTTTCCATCTTTCAGCAATATTAACTGCTTGTCCAACATAACACATTTGATTTTCAAGATTAGTAATTTTATAAATTCCACAATGAATACCTGATCCAACTACTCGCCCGATTAAATCTGTATAAGGTTTTTCATAATAAACCTTATATATAACTTTATTTAAAGGTTCTGCATTTCGTAAATTAGGAATAATTTTTCTTAACTCAGAAATTTCTGCTTTATCTTGATCTGATAAAACAAGTCTATAGAAATCTTTTTTATTTTCCATTTCAACCGCTCGTTTATTTGCTTCAACTGCGGCATCGACTGTTTTTTTCTCTTGTCTTAATCTATCTTGTAAATTTTTTAGCTCAAACCTAGACCCTCGAAGTTTTACTTCAAAATTTTCTGCGGCATCACTTAATATTTTTAAATATTCTTGCTGATAATCATCTTGTGCTTTTTTATAAGATTTTTCAATTTGAGAACGATATTCTTCTAACTGTTTTTTAACATTTTTCATTTCAGAATTGTAATAATCTTGTGCAACTTTTTTAGCTTTCTCAGATTGTTGAGTTAAATATTCTAAAAGTCTATCATTTTCTTCTGATAATTCAGCTCTTTTAGCTTGAAGTTGTTTTAATTCATTACGTTCTGTTTGATTTTGAAATTTTATTTTTTGGTCTAATTCTTCAGTTAATTTCATTTTTGGTAATAAACAATAATAGGTTACCCCAATTCCTATTAATAGACCAACTAAAACTCCTACTAATAATATATCCATTTAAAAGAAAAGGGGTAGAATTATCTACCCCCGTTATTTACTTTATTCGATTGTTAATTACTCAGCAGTCTCTTCTGCATCCGGATCAAATGCAAGTCCTGCTGGGGTTAGAGACAAGAACTTAACTGCCTTATGGGTTCCATCCTCAAGCTCAACCTCTGCCGGAGTACGAACGCCAAGTCCTTTACGCTGAATAGCAGAAGTAAAAATACCATCTACACTTCTCTTCTCAAGACCAAGTGCTGTAGCAACATCAGCTGCTGTAATCTGTGCTCCATTAACCTGTTTCAAATATTCAAGTACTTTCTTAGAATTCTCTTTCATTGCCATAATTGTAATCTCCTTTTGATTAAAAATATTTTTTTTTTGATAAGTGTTAAGCTTATTTCTTTTAGCTTATGTAAATATTATATCAAAAAATTTTTTATTTGTCAAGAACTTTTTTAATAATTTTTTGAACCATTTCATCGACTATCATCATATCGTCATATGGAACTTGATCTGACAATGCCATTATTTCATTCATGGCATTCTTCCTTGTTATAGGATCTACGTTGCTTTGAAGCACTAATTCTGCTTTGGCAATATGTTTTGCCAAGTCTTTAAGCTCTTTTTTCTTCATAAAAATTTTTCTTCCTTAATCTTTACATTTATATTATAGCACTATTTTTTTCATTTGTCAAAAATTTTTGAATAAATTCATCTTCTGTTAAGATGGGAATTCCCAGCTTTTTCGCTGTCAAATTTTTGCCAGTTGTTGATGTGCTATTATTGTTAATAAGATATGTAGTATTACCGCTTACTGATCCAGTTACTTTACCACCCATATCTTCAATAACCTTTTTTAATTCATCTCTATTTTTGAAATGAGACAACTTACCTGTAATTACTACAGTAATATTATTTAATGTTTTTTCTTGATTATTATCACTCTTTACTATATTTAAATAGTCAAAAACTTTATCAGCTTCTGTATAATCAAATTTTAAAATATTTTCAGATTTTACATCGCCAAAACCATCTAAAACTGAAAAATCAAATCCTTCATCGACTTTATTTCTAAAATCTTCATAGCTATCAATATGTTTACATAATTCTTTTGAAACATTTCGTCCTATTAAAGGAATTCCGATAGCTGTAATAAAAGATTCCAAAGAACAACTTTGGCTCTTTTTTATTGCATCTAAAACATTAGAAACAGATTTTTCTCCAAAACCTGGAAGTTTTTCCCAATCCTCTTGATGCTCATATAATTTATATATGTCTTCATAACAAGTAAGCCATCCTAAGTCAATAAGTTTTTCAAGAGTCGCAGTCGATAAACCTTTAATATCAAGACCATGTTTATTACAAAAATGATCTAATTTATTAATTAATTTACCATCACAGTCTGGATTAGTACAATACATATTAAGAACTCCACTATCAGACTCAACTACTTTTGTAGAAAACTTGCCGCAAATTGGACAAGTCTGAATAAGAGAAAATTCTCTTTCAGAAAACTCTTCTGATTTTTCAGCAGAGTAAATTTGAGGAATTATCATATTTGCTTTAAAAACTTTTATAGTCTGACCTTCATGAGGATGCTTACCAAGCAACTCATCCATAATACTAATATTGTGCATACTGGCTCTTTCAATAGTTGAACCATCTGCTTCTACTGGATCAAAAACCGCAACAGGAGTTAATATACCAGTTCTTCCCATTGTCCATTCAATATTTCTCAAATAAGTATCATATGTTTCATCATAAAATTTAAAAGCATAAGCTGCTTTAGAATGATGTCCAGTGCTTCCAAGAGATTGTCCAAAAGCAATATCATTAAATCTTCCAACTAATCCATCTATTGGATAACCAAGTTTCTTAGATTGATCAATTAAAAATTCTTTAGCATCATAATCAAAACTGCTAGTCCATGGAACTACAACAAAACCTAATTCATCTAGCTGAACTAATCTTTTTAAAAAACTATTTGTATCTTCAAAACCTTTTACAATATTCCAAGCTACAAAAGTTAAATGTCGATTATAACATTCTTTAGAATCTAAAAGCCTAATTGAGCCGGCCGCAAAGTTTCTTGGATTGGCATAATTATCTACAAATTTTTGATTAAAAGTTTCTATATCACAAATAATTTCTCCATCAATAATTAATTCATCAGTATAGTTAATTTTTTTTGGAATTGATGGTAATACTTTTGCATTATGAAAAATATCTTCTCCAATTTCTCCATTGCCTCTTGTTTCTGCACTAACAAGTTTTCCATCTAAATATCTAATAGAACAAGTTAAACCATCTAACTTTGGCATACCAATTACATCTTTACTTACATTTTTTTCACTAAAATATTGTAAAAATTCATTCCAATCTTTAGTTTTTGCAAGAGAAGACATAAAATGATTATGTTTAACTTTTTGAAGATTATTAACTACTTCATAATTAATAGCTTGGGTTGGAGAATTGGGTAAAGTATAACCGATTTCTTTTTCTAATTGAGCAAGAGCAAAATATTTATCATCCCATTCTTTATCTGTTACAACTGGAGTTCCTTTATCATATTCTTTAGTCCAATCATTAAGCATATTAACTAAAGTCTGCATTTCATTATATTTCTTTTTTTCTATTTCATCGCTCATATTTTTACCCTTTCTTTTTTATTTATATTTATATTATATAAAAAATTTTTAGAAAAATCAAAATAGAGGACTTATAATAAGTCCTCTATAATTTTATACTTTTGAAACAGATTTAATTTTATTACCTTTGATAATTTGATTTCCAATAGAAGCTCGACTTAAAAGAGGGACATCTATTGCAGAAATACAAATTGAACTTTTATCTCCAACAATAAGAATAGAATCTTCATCACTGATTAAAGACCCAGCAGCAATTCCTCCAGTAGTAGGTCCGGTCTTATAACAAACTAGACCTTTACCGCCTCTCTTCTGTTTAATAAGTTCTTCTATCTTTATTTTTTTAGCTAAACCTCTTTCACAAAAGATTGCTAATTGATCTTCTGGATGACGCACTGGAAGCGCAGATATTACATAATCTTCATCCTTTAAAGTGATTCCTTTTACTCCAGAAGTAGCTCTTGAAGTAGCACTTACTTCATTTGAATTAAATCTAATGCCCATTCCATCATGTGTCAAAATAATTAAATCTTCATCTTTAATCAGACTTACAGAAGCTAAACTATCTCCATCTTTAAGAGTAATCGCGGCGATGCCTGTTTTCTTTTTAGTTTTAACATATTCTTCAAGAGATGTCTTTTTAACTAATCCATTTTTAGTTACGAATAAAATGAATTTAGCATCAGTATCTCTATAAATTGAATACATTAAAGTTGGCTGTTCATCAGTATCCATTGCAATCAAAGATTTTATGGACTGACCTTTTGTAACATTTGTACCTACTGGAATGTCATTTACTAAAATACGATACATTCTGCCTTTATCTGTAAAGATCATTAATGAATCAATCGTATTTGTTCTAATAATTGTAGATGTAATATCGTCTTGAGTTTTTATACCTTTTCCGTTTCTCTTCTGAGTTCGGAAAGAAGAACTTGGAACTCTTTTAATAAGTCCACCTTCCGTCATTACAACAACACATTTTTCTGGTTCAACAAACTCAATTTCTTTTGCCTCTTTGGAAACTTCAACTTGAGTAATTGTTGTTCTTCGTTCATCACCATATGTATCTTTTAAATAATTAAAAATATTATTTAATTCTGGAACAGGATTTTTAAGAATCTGACTTAATCTATCAAATTCTGCTTCAAGTTTTTCTTTCTCCTTCTGGATTTCTACACTCTCTAACTTAGCTAATTTGCTAAGTTTCATATCCAAAATAGCCTTAGCTTGCGCTTCGCTGAGATTGTAAGTATCCATGAGTTTTGTCTTAGCGGCCGCCGCACTTTCAGATTTCTTAATAAGAGCAATGATATTATCAATATCTTCAAGTGCAATTAACAAACCATCTAAAATATGAATTCTAGCTTGAATCTTATCTGCTTCATATTTAGTTTTACGAAGAAGAACATCTTTTTGATGTTCAATATAAATCTCAATCATTTGTTTAATATTAAGCAATAAAGGTTTTTTATTGACCAAAGCTACTTGGTTGATACTATAAGTATCTTCAAGTCTCGTAAATTTAAAAATTTTTGAAATAATTGGTTCAGCAGAGACTCCTTTGGCAAGTTCGATAACAAAACGTACACCTTGCTGATTACTTTCGTCTCGAATCGCCGTAATCCCTTCAATCTTTCTTTCTTCGCAGAGCTTATCCAGATCGATTGTAAGTTGTTCTTTTGAGACTTTATAGGGTATACTATAAAATACGATAGAATCGTGTCCGTTGTCTGTTTCAATCTTATATTCTCCTCTTATTCTAGCTCTGCCTTTACCTGTTAAATAGGCATTACTAAGTTCATTTTTATTAATAATTAATCCGCCCGTTGGAAAATCAGGACCTTTAATAAAATTTAAAAGTTCTTTAATTTCACAATCTGGATTATTTAAAACGTGAATTGTTGCATCCATAATTTCATTTAAATTATGTGGAGCAAAAGAACAAGCCATTGCAACTGCAATTCCAGAAGTTCCATTTACCAATAGATTGGGAATCCGGCCTGGTAAATAAATTGGCTCTTGTTCTTCATCTGTATAAGCGTTTGCCCAATCAACCGTATCTTTCTTAATATCGGCAAGCATTTCTTCACCCATCTTAGAAAGCTTACATTCTGTATATCTATAAGCCGCAGCTTCATCCCCATCTCGGCTTCCATTATTTCCATGAAAAGAAATTAATGGATAACGCATATTCCAAGGTTGAGATAACCAAACAAGAGCGCCATAAATAGAGCTATCACCATGAGGATGAAATCTACCCATTGTATCTCCTACTGGCTGCGCGCACTTAACAAATTTCTTATTATTTGTAAATCCTTTATCAAACATATCATAAAGGATTCTTCTTGCTACTGGTTTTAAACCATCTTCAGTTGAAGGCAATGCTCTATCTGTGATTACACTAACGCTATAATCAAGAAAGCTTTGTTCAACTTCTGGAATAATTGGTGTTTCAATAATATTTTGCATATATATCTCCTTAATACTTATTTAACACTTCATCTAAATAATTATTTGGTTTTATTTTTCCTGTTGCCAATTTATCAGCCATTTCATTCCATTCATGACCTGCATGACCTTTAATTTTTTGAAGATTAATTCTAAAACCTTTTTCATACCATTCATAATAAGATTGAATTAAATCTAAATTTTCTGGGGTTCCACCTGTAGATTTAATCCAACCATTTTTTTGCCAACTAAACATCCAATTAGTAAAAGTATTTACGCAATAAGCTGAATCACTATATACTGTTGGCGGTTTATTTTTAGACCCATGTTTTAACATTGCATATAAAATAGCTTTTAGTTCTTCTCTATTATTTGTTGTTTCTTCTTCTGTTTGTTTACTATAATTATAAATTAAATTTTCATCATTGTCAAGTATGACCACCCCAAATCCTCCTGGTCCGGGATTTGGGTGGGCACTTCCATCTGTATATATAATCATTTTAACTCCTTTAAGGTTTTAAAAATTCATTTTCTTCATATTTTGATCGAGATACCACGTCTATTGATTTGACAAGAGTATCAAAATTTATTATAATATGATTATTTGGAAATTCTTTAGCCCATATTTCTGAACATTGTTGTATAGTATTAAAATCATTTTCTTTAGAATAGAAGGTAAGTATAATAACATCACCTTCATTTATATTTATTTTATCAGCTTTAAATGTCAACATTTGCTCTCCATGCATTTTCAGTAATAAACTGTTTACGTGGGGTTACGGATTCACCCATAAGACTAATGAAAGTATTTGCTACTTCAGCTGCATCTCCCATTGTAATCTTTTTAAGAGTTCTAGTTTCTGGATTCATTACAGTTTCTGCCATTTCATGGGCATCCATCTCACCTAGACCTTTCATTCGGCCTAGCTCAAAAGATTTTGTAGCTGTTTTTCTGAATTCTGCAAGAGCTGCATCATCTTTTAAATACTGAATCTTTGTGCCCTGAGTGATTTTATAAAGCGGAGGCACAGCTGCATAAATATATCCTTTTTCAATTAATTCTGGTGCAAATTTCCAAATAAAAGTTAAGAACAAAATACGAATATGACTTCCATCAACATCCGCATCAGCAGTGATAATAATTTTCCCATATCGTAATTTAGATTCATCAACAATTACTTTTCCATCTTTAATTTCCAATCCAAAAGCATCAATCATTGCATTGATCTCTTGGTTTCCAAGAGCCTTATGGAGATCAACTTTAAGTGTGTTAAGGATTTTACCTCTTACTGGCAATACTGCTTGAGTTCCTCTATCACGAGCTTCTTTTGTAGTGCCCGCAGCGGATTTTCCTTCTACAATAAAGACTTCACACTCAGAACGTTTTTTAGAACTTGCATCTGCCAAAGTTCCAGGTAATACGGTTCTCTTTTTAGCGTCCTGTTTACGAACTGTCTCTTTTGCTTTTTTAGCTTTTTCTCTAGCGGCTCGTGCCAACAATGCTTTTTCGATAATTGCTTTTGCATCATTCGGATGTGAATCAAGCCAAATTTTAATTTCTTTAGAAGTTAATCTTTGAACCATTGTTCTTGCTTCACTACTGGAAAGGACTTCCTTTGTTTGACCAGAAAATACTGGATCTGGCATAATAAAAGAAAGAACTAAAACTAATCCTTCTTTTAGTTCATCACCAGATATATTAGCATCTTTCTCTTTAAGAAGTTTTTTCTCTCTAGCATATTCATTAATTGTCTGTGTGAGCGCAGTTCTAAAACCTGTAAGATGTGTTCCACCAGTATTCGGAATTGAGTTTGTAAACAACTTATATGTATCAGAATAAGTTGTATTATAAACCATTGCCATTTTTACGCCAATTCTATCTTCACTATTTTCCGCATAAAAAGTAGAAGTTATTGTTTGTTTATTCTTATTTAAATCTTCAATATAATCAAGGATTCCATTCTTTGATACAATAATCTCTTCTGGTTTATCTTTATAAGTTAATTTAAAAGTTAACCCAGGAGAAAGATAAGCCAATTCTTGTAACTGATTTCTTAAAGAATCATAAGAAATATCAATTCCTTCTTTAAAAATCTCTGGATCTGGTCTAAATTGAATAGAAGTTCCATGCTCATCTTTTCGCCAATCTTCAGTTTTGAATTTTACAAGTTGTCCTTTTTTAAAAGATGCTAAGGCAAGTTTCCCATCTCTTACTGAACATACACTAAATAATTCAGAAAGAGCATTAGTTGCTTTTGCTCCAACACCATTCATTCCACCAGATGTATTATATCCAGTTTTTCCGGAACTGTCAAATTTTGCTCCAGTATGAAGTTTCGTATAAATATTTACAAGTGTTTCAGATCCATCTTCCGCTTCTCCAAAAGGAACTCCTCTACCATTATCGGTAATGACAATAAATTCTCCTTTATCAAGATCACCTACTTGAACCTTACATTCAGTACAAAATCCATTCAAATATTCATCTACTGCATTTGAGATGATCTCAAGAGTAATATGTCTAACTCCTTCTGGACCAACTGAACCAATATACATTCCTGGTCTAAGACGAATGGCTTCAATACCTTCAAGTGTTTTAATATCTTCTACGCCATAATTCATTTTAGTTTCTTTATCTGCCATTTAATTCCTCCAACTCTTTCTTAAAACGTAAATAGTCTTTCCAAGTCTTTCTACTATATTTAATCCATCCATCTTCAAGACCAGTAACTAAATATCGTTTCCAATACAGAGATACTTCTTTTTCTTTCTTTTTTCTTTTATTAAACATTTCTATATATCCTTTCATATTATATATTATACATAATTTTTCTTTAAAAATCAACTCAATTTTTCTAAAGACGTAAAAAAGAAAAAGCCCTAGTAAAAATCATTTGATTTTTACTAGGGTAAATATTTTAGCCTTCAGCTTCCTCAGCATCAACCTCTTGTTCCATTTTTAATTGCTCCATAGTTGTTTCATATTTGATACCTTCTTTGGTATTTTCCGCAGTTGCCTTTTTATAATAAAAAGCTTGACTTACTCCATAGGCGCCCCAAGGAAAAGATACCATTGCGGCAAGCCAAGGAAGTTCACCAAAATAGCTATTTATAACACAGAAAAAAGCCAAGAAAATAAAACTAAGAGTAATTATCCAAATGAGAATTGACTCTTGAATAAGAAGAATTTTAGAAAATTCTGTCTGCTTTTTTTTCCGTCTATTGGAAGATCTTCTTGTGGAAGAATTTTTATGAGTTCTTCCACTATCATAATAATAGGACATATTACACCTTCTTTAAATATTTTTTAGATGCAAATCCAGTATAAACCACTTTATTATATGTAAATTGTACATATAACCAAGGAGTTCCATTAGAATTAGAATAGTAGCCATAATTTTGAACTGTAGTTCCTTTTGGAATTGTTACCATTATAGAGTTATTTGTTCCTGCTCCATTTCTAATATTCAAATCAGCTGTAGTTTGATAAGAACCAGCATAACTACTATTTTTAGAATCAGCTGCATTTGTAGCAGTTTTTTTAGTTGTAGTTGACGTGGTGGTAGTAGAATTAGCTACATAGGAATAATAAGTTCCTGTTGTATTAGAAGTATATGCATATCCGCAAGATGTTCCAGACCAAACAATTTTATACCATCCATTAGAAACACTAAGGACCTCAACTTTAGTTCCTTTAGAAATGGTTCCTACCACAAGACTGCTAGTATTTGCTTGCGCACGAATATTCATTTCTGTTTGTGCAGTAGCAGTTCCAATGCCTTTTCCAACATATGAAGTATTTTCAACTGTAGTTGTAGTAGTAGAAGTTGATGCGTTAGATCCTTTAGTGATATTTGTTGCAGTATGAGCAGAGTCATTTAATAAGATATCTCCTGGAAGTAAATAAGAAGTTCCTGTTAAATATTTACTATCTGTTAATACAGTAAATCCAGCTGCTTTATAAGCGCTTCTCATATCTCCAGTATAAGTTGCAGAGATATTTTTAAGTGCAGAAATTCCTAATAAATATCCAACAGCTTTTGTATTTGCAATAACGCCCGCAGAACAATCACTTTCACATTTAACTGTAATTTTTGATGGATCATAATTTACTTTTTGAAGCTGTGTCCAATAAGTATATCTTTCATTTTGATCATATCCAATATTATCATTTAAAGCGGCTGCGCAACCTAATTCAGCAAGTTTTTGACCTACATTAGCATCTTTTTCATATCTTAAAACACAATTCCAAGGTCTATTATACCATGAACGTAAGTACCATTCTTCTCCAGTTTGATCGCCTGCTGAGCCACCTTTATATTTATTATTTTCATCATGTCCACTATTTGAAATGTAATGAGTTCCAGTAGAATTAATATATTTAGAATAATTAGATGTATTTGACACTATTGTATCCTCCTTTGTTGCATATGAATTATAATATTTCATTCCATAATTAGCTCTTGTATTTTGCATTGTTGTTCCCGTATCTGCTGGACTTTCAAATTTTTTTAATACAATATCAGAAGCTTCTTTTACGCTTGTTGCAGTTTTTAAAGTATTATAAACTGAAGAATAAGAAGTTTTTAATTCTGTTAAAAGCCATTCTAATTGAGTTTCTAAATCCGCAATAGATACCTTTTTACTTTTAACGAGATCATAAAGACCTCCTTTTCTTCCCGGACTAGTCCACTGCGCTAAACCATAACCATATTGTTTATTAGGAAGTGGATTTAAAAATTCTGCTCTTGTAATTGTCCCATTATCAACAGCAGCGGTGTATGTTACATCTGTGCAATATGTTTTTCCGGCTTGTTTAAGTCTAGTTTCACATAAATTTTCAAGGTTATTTGATTTTAATCCGGATTCCGCATATAGATTTCCCATTAAACCTGCGGCGCCATATTTATTCAAACCTTTTGAAATAAGATAATTCCAAATTTGTTCTTCTGTTGTTGAGCCTGTTAAAGCCATATGTTTTCCTCCTTTTTAGATATAAAAAAAGACCTCAATGAGGTCTTTTCCTTTTTTTTACATAAGTTCTGCGATTGTAGCAATTTTAGATCTATGAATATGTTTAAGTTCAACTTCTCCATAAATATCTTTACCCCTAAAGACTTTAGAAACTCTACGCATACCATTATTAACTCCGGCAAAACTAATATCATCAACTTGAGTTTTTTCATCTCCGTCAATAATACATATACTATCGCTACCAACTCTTTGAAGAGCAAGTTTCATTAAACTAATATCTAAATTTTGAGCTTCAGAAATATAAATACCTGCATTCATGCCACTAGTATCATATCCTCTAATATCAGACAGAGGTAATAAAATTAATTTTTCTTCACTAATCATCTGTTCTACTGCAATTCTTCCACCTAATTTACTAATTAATAAATTGCCAATTTGAGAATCGAGTAATTTTTCATCTCGAGTACCTGGCAAATATCCTAGCTTAGCTGAATTTTTAGTGGCAACAGTATTACAAAAAACTATAATTTTATCAATTTTTCCTCGTTCTAGCTGATACATTAAAAATCCAAGAGACAAATAAGTTTTTCCAGATCCTGCTGGACCTTTAACAAGAGTAATGGTGTTATGGGAAAAACTATCTGCTAAAAGAGACTGATAAATATCTCCTTTAATTGGTTTAATTTTTCCAAACCATTTAGATTCAAAATTTTGAAAACTTAAAGTTCTATATCCATTACCTTTCCATACTAATGTATCTACTAAATTTTTATTATTATCATAAACATTAATATATTGATTGATTTCCAAATTATATAAATTTTTAGTTGGATTTGAATAAAAATTAGACATTTCTTCATCATCCATATACGCATCTATATAACCTGTGTATCCATCTGAAATTTCTTCTTCTTCAGATTCAACATTATTAAGATATAGTTTAGCAATACTTTTTAAAGAAAGGTCATTTGTTACAAAAATAACATCTTTATCTTGCATTTTTTGATAATATAATACACAAGATAAAATTTTAATATCTGGAGTTATATCAAAACAAGATTCAAGAACAAGAGAATAACTCTTTTTATAAACAAATACTTCATATTTATCGTCATTTTGATCCAATAGATGAAGTAATCTGCGGGCCGCAAATTTAGTATCAATATCTTTTCTATTGGAAGTTTTAATATTTTCTAATTCATTTAATGTTATATCTGAAATTATAATATGTTCATTTTCATCATTAAATAATCTATCTACTTTTATTAAAAGGCTACAGGTGTCATAAAATTTAGTCTTCTTCTGGCTCATCGCTATATTCTTCCTCCGCTTCGGTTAAGTTATTTACTGCAAATCCAATGACTCTAGTATCTGTGTCATCTAATTCTAATTCTTTTGTCATTTTTTGGATTTGACAATTATATTCTGTTAATTTAACAGAACACTTTCCTTTAAACACCTCCAGTAGCGCTGCGATTACAGTTGCTATACAATCTAGTAATGGGGATATTATTTGAACAAATAATATACCAAGAATAAAATAATAAAGCATTTTTTCTTCCTTTCTCATTTATATTCTATATAAATATATTAAAAAAAATGCTAATAAATTAATTGGATTTGTCCTTATTCCGATTAGCGCGGATTCTTTGATAAAATTTCTCTTTCTCGTCGATCATCTGCGACAAGTTTTGTTTTTCTGTAGTTATCAGCTGATTAATTACATCTAAGTCAAATTCTTTCGCACGAATTCGTCTCCACAGCATTTTATTTTCGTAAGATTTTGGATTAAATTGTTTGCTATGTTTCATATTATAATATAGTTCATATAAAGCATTTAATGCTGGTTTAATTTCATATTCGCGTACATGCTTGAAGTATTTAATCTCAGCTCGGATTAAAGCAATATTACATCCAGTTTTTTCGCTCATCATATCTCGATCATCCGGGTGACAAGTTGACGTTCCTACAAAAGTATTTACGCCATCTGATAGCATACAAATTGCCACTCCATGTTCTTCATCCCACTCAAATTCTGGATGTCTATCTAATTGTAGTTTAGCTTTCATATAGATGCCTCCTTTAAAATTATCTAATTATATTATACCATAAAAATATAAAAAAAGCAAAAGTTAGCATTTTGCTCAAAAAATTTGGTAGCGCGATCTTTAAGCGGCAACGGCCGCTAACGTTGGTCATGGACATCAAAAAAGGAGGCACATATGTGCCTCCTTACTGTTAGTCATTATCCTTTGATCCAGTAGCTACTTTACCACCAACAAATCCGGCAAGCAAAGATTTTATATCAATGCCCCTAGACTGGCTCAG